GGTACTGGGACATTCTTTTGACCTAATTCTACTATTTTAGTTTGAGTCTCTTTTGGAATATATTTATCTATTATCATTTGAAGGGGGTCTATTCTTGATGGGGAGGTCATGCCAAGTATGTTTTTATTAAGCCATGCTTGCATAGCCATATCAAGTCCAGCCCCAAAAGGAACATTCTTACTAATCAAAGCCTGCTGTTGTTCCTCTACAGTCATTTTTCTAACACCCTTCATACCTAAATTTAATCCTTCAGTAGGAAGAGGTTCTGGAACATTTAGTTTTTCAAAGTAATCTTCAAAAGTAGGTTGGTTCCTTCTAACAACTTCTAAGAATGTTTCTGCTATAACAGCTCCAATCATAGCACCTACCGGACTACCAGTAAGTGCACCAACCATCCCACCAGCTAATACTACACCAGCACCGGGTAAATCCCCCTGAAAAGCGTGCATGGCTGCTGGTAAAACAGCAAAAATAGCATTTGACGCATATTTTCCAAAACTTAATCCAACCTGCCTGCCTATTTCATTAGCTCTGGTTGTAGTAATTAATCCTTCAGATGTACTTATTTGTCTAGGTTGTCGGTAAGATGGAACTACACCCATGGCTGCTCCAGTAATACCCTGCAAAGCTCCACCTACGTTTTGTGCCCATGCCTGCTGTTTTAGTTGTCCTGCACCGCCTCTAAAGATAAGAGCAGTTATACCTAACAAAGTAGCTGGTATAGTAATGTTACCGAGTATCCCTGTAAGCTTATCAAAAGCGTCTACCAACTTAGTAGCTATCTCTAGAATACCACCAAAAGTATCTAATAAACCTCCATCAGTTCCTAAAGTCTGTGCTAAAGATTGGAAAGCATTACTTAGTCTGGTAATAGCAGTTTGGGTAGTCTCTACTTTCCTACCTAAAGCCTCTTGAGCTGCACCACCTCTATTAGTCTGTTCATTAGCTAGCTCTTGAATTCTCTCAAAGTCAGATAGGAAAGCTACATACTGCTGGCCTCTACGTACGCCCCCACCCAATGTATAACCTATTTTATTCAGCTCATCAGCGGATATAATTCCACCCTTATAAAGTGTATAAATTTCCTCCGAAATATCCAAGAATGGTCTCATCCTACCAGCAGTATCTTGTACAGCGATACCATATCTGGTTAGAATCTCAGCAGCCTGCTGTTGATAGACACCACCAATTAATGCTCTTACAGCATTACCAGTCTCCCTACCACCTAAACCACCAATCTTCTCTGCTAGAGATGCAATGATAGCATTTAATTGTTCAATAGAAACACCAGAGTTTTCGGCAGATTCTGAAGTAATAGAAAAAGCAGTAGCCAACGTAGCTAAGTCTACATTGGCTTTTCTGGTGACAGTTACCCAAGCATCTAGTAAGTCTCTACCTCTGGTAAAGGCTTGCCCCATATCCTCCCCAGGCTTCTGTAACTGTCTCAAAGAACCTGCTAAGACATCAATTGCTGTAGCAGAATCTAAACTAGAAAGTTTATTTAATACTGTAGCATCAGTTAGTAATTGAATAGCAGAGTTAGCTCTTTCAACTGGGTCTTTAATAGCACCTACAGCTCTATATGCTAAGGTGTAAGTTTCTAAGACCCCATTAATACTTTCTCCGGTTTCGTAAGCAACTTGAGCAGCCTCATCAAAAATTTGATTTACATCCCTCTGAGCATCCCCTAAGATTACAGCAATATCAGCAAGCTTAGCCTCATTTTCAATAGCTAGTCTGATTAGTGCTTGTAACTTGTACATGCTACCGTAGATTAAACCTACACCTATAGACCATTTTAAAACTTCTTGAGTGTTTCTAATTATGGAATCAGTAAACCCTAAAAGTCTCTTATTAGTCCTATTTATGGTGTTACCAAACTTATCTACGGATACTTCTAATCTTTGGTAAGCTTTAGTAGCCTCATCAAACTTTTCAAATTTAGCTACTGTTACTCCAGATGGTTGCTGAGTATAGATTTGTCTGATATCCTCAGGTTTAAAATTATATCTCTGAGCCTGTTGTAATAATCTTTGACTTCTGTAGTCCCCCATTGTAGCTTGCAAATTTTCTGCCGTTGGAGGTTTTCTAGCTTCAGCAGCGTCTTGTGCCGCTATTTGCTTTTCAAGTTTTAATAGTTGCTGGCTTTCCCTATTTATGGCATCTAAATCTTGTAACTTTTTAGTTGCGGCTGCCCTGGATGCTGTTGCCTTATCTTTCTCTGCTTTAGCTAGATAATCTTCAATTATCCTCTGTTGATCAAGATTTTTAGCAAGCCCGCTGGAATCCCGCATCTCCTGTTCATATTTAGTCCTGGATGCTGCCGCTGCCTCTTTATCCGTTCTGGCTATACTTTGTTTTAAAACTTCAACTTGGCGCATTCTATCTACTTCTTCTTGAACGCCACCAAATTTTTCCCTCATAGCCTCTCTTTTTTGTCTTTTAGCTTCTGCATCTGCTTTAGCGGCTTGAGCAGCAGTAGTAGCTGTTTGATCGTAAGCCTCTTTCTCAGTTGCTTTACCTGTAAATACAGAGACTTTACCTTTTTTAGCAGCTACTACATTAGCTACATCAAAGTCTTCCACTTCCATAGCTTTTCTGAAGGAATCTAAAGCATCATTAGCAGCCTTATTAATGATATCATTAAGTTTAGTAGTTAATCCTTTTCCAAAAAAGACCCTAGAATTACCACCAGCTCTACGCCAACCAGTAAACTGATCTTCTAAGTACTCATTAATAAGTCTGTCTAAGCCTTTATTAGTAGGGGTACCTCCAGTAGCCATACCCTGAAGTACTGGGCGCATACCAGCAGTAACGTTAGCTTTAAATTGTTCCTTAACAGCCGCATTTAGTTTGTTTATCTCTTCTCTAGCTAGCTTTGTTTCTTTTCTTATATTTTGTAGCTGTCTTTCAAGGTCTTCTAATGAATTTGCCATATTTAACCTTCTATTTTATTCTCATCAATTACCAAATTGGCTTTCTGTTGTTGCTTATTATCCAGGATTTTATCTATCCAGGATTCCAATTCTTCAGAAGTACCCTCCCAGATCATCAAATCTGGGGGTCTTTTTTCTTTAGGTAGTTCGTTAAGATTATCTATTTGCATTCTTTTCTTTACCACGTAAGTTATGGTATAAGGAATATCTTTTAATTCCACTACGTTTTTGTCTAAGGGAATTTGTAAATCCCTAGCAATAGCCCATAGTGATGCTACTGCATTACTTCTTGCAATTTTTTTAGGTCTTCTCCAGAAATCTCCAATGTATTGTAGTACTCTAGAAATTGATCTTTGATTTCTTTTGGTAGATTTTCAAACTCTTCAAAACTTTCAAACAGGATATCCTCAAATTTTTCGTCCATATATGTACCTAAATAAGCACACATCTCCCTAAATTTTTGGATCATTTCCTCTTCACAAATTTGATTAATAATAGACCTTTCAAACTCTTTATATACAGATTCTATAGGTTTAGATAAAAGCTCTTGTCTTCGGAGTTCAACAGTCTTTTCTATTTTTTCCCTTATAATACTATCTTTTTTAGTTGGATATTCATCAACTTCTTTTTGATACTTCTCTTGTTTCTCTAGAGATGAATCGGAATCTGGTTCTGCTGGTAAAGGTAATCTAGTATCCTTTATAGCATCTAAAGTAATATCTCTGATCATATAAAGTAAAGCAGTTTCTACCAGATTCTCTTTATCTAAATCTTCTAAAGGCGGTATAAAAGCAAGCCTTTCATCAGAGTTTTCTTCTCTGAGCTTACTTCTCAATTCTGCTGATTTTCTAAGTGCAAAGACTCTAGCCCTGTTTAGTTCTGCATCCCCAACTAAACGAATATAAACCTCAACTATAACCTGATCCCTGGAGTCTAAAATATTAAATTTAGCACCCCATCTAAACAGCTTACTAATATCCACATCATTTTTGTCTATGCTACGCATAATTTTTATCCTTTCTTCTATAAGAAATTAAAAGGAGCCATAACTTTTCTGTAAAAAGTATGGCCCCTTTAAAAAATCCTTTACGGCGTTTATTATCTAATTATTATCTAGAACCAGAGTACACAACACACTCTGCTGTATTAGAGCGGAAATTGATATTCCATGTGCTATTCTGGTTTACAACAGCAGACCACGCATCACCAACAACTGTAATGTTAGGCACATAAACAGTCTTCAAAACTGTGTAAGGTACAGTTGTATCGCACGGGTCTGTAATCTGAATATCCAGTGCAACACCGGATGCCACACAACCCTCAGCCAATTTGAACTCTGTATCACCAGAACTGATAGAACCTGTCAATAACAGATCAATCAACTCCGTATCAGTATCCAAAACAGCGATTGTACCTTCAACAGTAGGAACCTGTCTCTGATAACCAACAATGTCTCTAGAACCCATTTCACGTACACTCTGTACGTTTAAGTTACCATTGATAGTAACCGATTGAACCCTAGGAATGTTGTTAGCTAAGATAACGATATCAACATCTCTACCTCTGGTAGCTGCCGGAACCAGAGAATCAGAAATATAACTCCAGTTAGTACCAGCAGGGTTAGCATGGTAAATAGCAATAAACTGGGCAGTCCTGGTATCAGCAGTAGTTACAGTAGTACCTGCAATACTATACTCACCAGTAGCGGGTGCCGCAGCAACCTCTGTAAGGTATTCACCATCTAGAATAACGGAGAGTAGATAATCTCCATTCTTTAATTGAATTGGTGTCTGGGTAAGAGTGAAGGATGTAGTTCCCGTAGTAATCCTGTCTACGACAACATCATTCTTAAACCACCTTTTCTGAGAACCAACCAATGTATAATCTTCTGTAGATTCACCATCCACACTATATGTGAAGGTAAAGTCTCGTACTTGTAATCTTTTAGCATGTGCAGATTTTACATAATCCACCAAGCTTGCATCACGGATGTAAATAATAGCGTCAGCTTCTCCCAACTCCGAGATATCAACACCAGCCGCAGGGTACGCAATCGGGTTAGTACCAGTCAATACCGAAAAGATTTTAATCCCAACATCAAAAGCACTGAATGTCAGCGTAACATTTGGGGTATCTTGTACAGTACCAGCTAAGGTATTATTACCAATTTCATACACATCTGTAGTAGGGACATCTTCATTGATATCCACTCTCTGAGTTCTGTGAGTGAAAAAGCTATCATAGGGGCCAACTATCCTAAGTTTTACATCCTCTGAAGGAATGGCTAATCTTTTTGCCATAATATTCTAAGCCTCCTAAGTTATTTGTTCGTAAGTTGCTGTAAACGTAATTGTACAGCGATAATAGAGTTTTTCCACAAATTCTGGAAGGACTCTAATATTTTTTAATTTAATAATATCAGGTATAAGTTTACCAACCTTGGTTGGATTAAAATCTGGGGGGAAACCTTCATCATAATTGTAAACAGCTATTCCAGATTTTAATTCATTGACAATTTTATACCCCATCTCGTCTCTTTGAGATTTATTTTTAGCAAATACATCTATAAACCACACTCTAAATTCTAACCTATCAAAGTCACCTAATTGATATTCTGCTGTATCAATAGTATCAGTTTCTACGGAGATACAAGGAATAGTTAATTCTCCCATAGGAAAAGCATCTAATACAGTAACATATTCTGTATCTGCAAATAAATCCTTTAGGAAATATATAATAGATAAATCTTGTTTTCTCTCTATATACATGCTCATTATTTACTTCTCTTTAGATTTCTTTTAGGCACTGGTGATGGTACAAACCGCCCTCCAGCCCCTCTCAAAGCTCTTTCTCTATGACCTTTTCTTGTAAATTCTGATACTGCTAAAACTTTCTTGGATACAATTTCTCTTACTCTTGAAGTATCTATAGGATCAATTGGTTCACCTCTAGTCATCATATCTATAGTTAATTTATGAATCGTATCAAACACCTCATTTATATCTGTAATAGTAAATCCAATAGATGCTTTACTATCAAAAGCCTTTAATAATGCATAGGCATAGTCATTTAGAACTTTATTTATAAATCTATATAATACTAATTCAAATATTTTAGCTACTGCAATTTCAGCTTTACTTATAAAATGTGTTGGTGCTATTTGGGGGTAAGGCATACCGCCCCTGTCTTGCATAGTACCTGGAGCATTACCATTCTCTATAAGATACCAAAAAGGTGCAGATTCTGTATCTAAGAATTTTAATCTGGTACTTATAGTCTTCTCATATTTACCAGAATAATATTCTGTAACATCTTTTGCCCCACCTTTTTTACTATAAGTGAATACTGGTAATCCTTCTCTACCGGGGCCATATACCATAGCATACCAGTAGAACGAGGCCTCTTCCATGTCTGGTTCTTCACCACCACCAACTTTAAGTTCTGCCCTAGCAAAAATTACTGCATTCTCCCACTCTAGAATTTCACCTAATGGGGAGAAATCTACTTGAACTTTAGTATAGTTCTCACTTTCTGGTGTGAAAGTTACTATTTGGTTTTGTTTAACTCTAAATGCATTTGTAAAATGCTCTATATATAAAGGATAATTATATTCAGTCGTTATAAAAAAGGCTTTTAAAGCTTCTGCTAAGACTACGTTAGAGGCCTGGGATTCCATATAGGTTATAGCTTCCATTCTGGCCTCATTGAAAATTAGATTTTGATTTTCGATAATATCTGTAAAATATAAAACAGACTCTAATCTTTTACTAAGCTCAGTAGCTATAGCGGAGACCATAACTAGTGCATCATCTTTTAGTTGTGAAGTTCCCGCTAAATTTACTAAACCTTCATTAGTTAAATATTTAGGCATCCTCTATATTACCAAAAACAGACTCAACAATATCTCTAGTATAATCATTGAAAGAATCAAGTACATCTTTTCTAAGTTGTAAAAAAGTATCTCTATCTCTAACCTTATCTTCTATCTTAGAAAGTAGAATTGCTTGATACTTTTTATTACACTGTCCTATATACTTGGTCACATCTAAGATATCAAATCCTTGTATAATTACGCCAGTTTTTTTCAACCTTCTTTTCCTTCCTCTCTTAAGTCTAAGAGAATTCTATTTACTTGTGGAACTCCACGATAGATAACCTTTATAATGCTCATCTTCTTACCATCTATAACTAACCATTTAGCATCTTCTACTAAACTTAAATTAGCTACAGTGTATTTGATTTGTGCCCTACAATCCCCCTCATAAATTTGCCCACCAGTAGCCCAGTCCATCTGATCTGCATATCCCCAGGTTACATGCCCGGAGACACTTGTACCACTATAAGTATACAACCAGAAAGCTCCTGAACAAGTAGGACAGAAAGAATCTGTAGATGTATTAGTTATAGGGTCTAAGTTACATAGAGGGCATGGGGTGGTAGTAACGATGGTATAAAAATATACATCCCTACCAATTGCACCTCTAATAGCATCTATGACTGTTACTGTGTTATTGGGCCAAGTTATGCTCATAAGCTTCTCTAAATACAGGTATCCACTTCTCTTTTACAATAGTATTCCAGTCATATTCCTGGGATGTAAACTTCTGTGAACATTTTTCTGATAAAAGATTGTACATTGTTTTATTATCATATAAAAGTTGTAAACCTTTGGCAACATCTTCTGCCCTTACTATACCGGATACTGTCAGGGTTTCTGGGTTAACCGCCCAGGTATCAACTTGGACTAGCAGACCACAATCTGAATATAATTCATGTAGTGCGCTGTGATCTGGAATAATTTGAGGTGCTCCAGTAACAGCATGTTCCATGTTTGTAAGTGACCAACCCTCTCCTACTGCGGTGTTTAATCCAACATCTGTAGCATTGTAAATTAGATTTAATTTGTCTAAAGTTACAGTCTGTACTCCAGGGAGGGTGTTAGTTACTATCAGTCTGCTCTCAATATTATACCTGAAAGCCATCTTCAGGATATCCCAACCCATATCTCTAGTACCCATATGAAGGTACAACTTTACATTCTCAGGTTTGTCTTCTGCAAAAATAGTAAACGCTAGCATAGATAGGTCTATTCTTTTTCTAGGCTGGTTCCTATTAGCATTTAAAACTATAAAAGAATCTAGAAAATCTTCTTTATTGGGATATACTTTAGCTTTTAAAGTTCTTTTATCTTCATCAATTTTATAGAAAGTGTTCCTATCCAGACCGTGTTGAATTACAACTGGTTCTAAATCTGGTCTGATCTTTTGTACTTCTATAAAACCAAACTGAGTATAAACACAAACCTTTGTTACTATATCATATCTTATAAACCAATCTTTATCTAAAAGAGCAGCATCTACTGGAAAATAAACTACAATAGGGGGGATTTTTTTAAACTGCTCTTGAATAACTTTTAGATATGTATCTATTACCCAAGGATCATTGAGGATAAATATCAGATCAAAATTCTGATCTGCAAACATCTTTATCCTATTAAAACCCCAGATATCTCCTCCAGTTACTGCCGGGTATACCCTCCAGGCTTTATCATGTGGGTCTCCATAATAGTTTACTGCCAGATGGTGAACTTCAAATTCACTCTTAGGAAGTTTTGAAATTATGTTATGGATGACTGTACTAAAACCTGTTGGGACTATACCATCCCCAATAAACAAAACCTTTTTCTTTTTTACCTTAGCCATTATAATCCTTTCTAATACTTATCTTCCCTCTCAAATGAGTTAGCTAAATACCCTGGTAAAGAACCTTTTAATGCTTGTGCCAGTCTCTTCTGTGGTACTTTCAAGATAGATGTAAGTTCAGTCCATAATCTTTTAAGGGTATCTCCTCTTGATCTAGAACTTTCTATATTAGAATAGCTGATCTCTGCATCCTTCCAGCTACCAAAATCCCAGGCAGAATTTTCTAGACTACCTTCCAGAATTACAATAGCCGCATAAATAATTACAACTTGATCATCTCCAGGTTCAAAAACCCCACCTATAACACCATCGGATGTCTCTTCAAATACAAAATATCCATCAGGGTTTCTCATAACATCCCCATTAGAATCTAATAGGTATTTAAAGTTCCACCATTTAGATAATAATTTTACACTGGACTTAAGGCTAACTAGTAACCAGTCATCCGTATAGCGGTATAATGCTGGGTTAGTATCACCAATTCTGATGCGTAATTCTGGAATAAGGTTAGTTAGATCATAAGACATTTAAGCCTCTTCTATATTATACTCACGTAACTGTAATTCAGATAATTTACCTTCCAAGAACTTGATAATCTTTTCAGATTTCTCTTGTTTCTTAGCCATTTCAATCATACGAAAAACAGGGGCTACCGAGGTCATCTTATTAACTCCACTCTGTAATGATAAGAACTTACTGTTCAGCAGGTTATTAAGTTCATCATCAGTAAGATCATTAGGAGACCTCTCTACGGGTGCATCTGTCCTATTATGAGCAATTATAAAACCAGTTTCAAAGTGCCGTTTATTAGCCCTCTTAAAGTAAACATCCTCTTGCTCATTCCATACATCAATAATACATTCTTCTGGTTGGGAATTGGGATTCCCTTCAATAATTAATCCGACTTTTTTATTTTCAAAAGAGTCCCAAACATTAACATATACCTTACCCAAAACAGTTTTAATATATGATTTGTATGGTTTTCCTGTCTGCATTAAAGAATATACACTCATTCCTTCTGTCATTTATAAGAATCCTTTCTATTTTTCTATATTCAATTGTAATTAATGGGAGGGCTTTTACCCCCTCCCATTACCAAGGGGCATCTTACGACAGCCCGCCAATTACATACAAGCCTTGTGCGTTCCAAATTAACAAAGCAAACTGTTGATACAGTTCGAGGAACCATTGAGGCGGGGTCGGGCGAGGATCGTCATACTGCTTGGTCTTCACATCACCGTAAGTGATGAACTCACCAACATTTTCACCCAAGACAAGAATCTTGTCAGTGGGCAGCATCGGAGACCACGATTCTAAATTATCATACACCTGATCTAGGACGATCAGAGGTGCACCATAATAGCGTCCCAACATACCTCTTTGAACAATTTCCTCCAACTGAGAATCAACACCTTCCCACTGAGTACCACCATCATTCCAGAATGCACCAAATTTGGTGATCGGAGTCATAGCAGCTCTAGTACCTACAACAGCTTTTACACCAGGAGTAGTCTGATTAATCCTGTCAATAGCATTCTCCAATGCCGCAGCAGTAATAGTTCCACCAACAGAGGTGAAGTTATTAGGAGTATTACCGGCAGTCCAGACTGTAGTCAAGGCGGTAAAAACTTTATTGTAGTAGTAGTCTCTCAGTTTGGCTAGCATCTCACTACGAATTTCACTAACCGTACCAATCTCACCAGCATCCATTTCCCATTCATTCCAAGTGACCTTCACATCAGCACCATCGAGCAGATAGTTAACACGATCTGTCACGGTAACTTCGTGTGCCAAATGGATAGAACCAGGAACTAATGTGTGTACTTGCAAACCCTTGCGGAGTTTCTTGACCAGAGAATCCCCAGGCTTTAGCGAACGAGTATTCAGCAACATCCCAACAAAATCTGTAGTGATATGGTTGGGCTGCACGTACTCGGTAATCATCTCAGCAAGCTCATCGCGTCTGTTCTTATCGGACATCAACGATGCGATTGCTTCTTTAACTTTCAATTCATCAGCCATTGTATAATCCTCCACTTACGTCAGAATCCTGATAGTCAGTTCATCGTTGCTGGAGTTGTAGCGCACAACTTCACCAATAACATTGGATGCGCTAGACTTAACTTTACCAGCATCTGTAGTATCCGTAGCACGATCACCAATAGTGAACGTAGCACCAGGAACGTGCAGATTCGCACTATGAATCCAACTACCAGAGGGGATAGTGTAGATACCCTCACCGTACAGCACTAAATTAGAGCCGGACGGGATGGTTCTTTCACTCTGAACACCTGGGTGGGTGATGTACACAGTAGCCGCGAAGGGTGCGTTTTCGCCTTGGTCAAAGCCGTAACGCAGGGCATAAGAAAATGCCGGATGGGGTTGGTAGATCGGTAAACTACGGTTGTCTTGCTCAAACTTAGTGATATATCTAGCTCTGGCAGCTTCTGTCGAACTCACAGGGAGGCGTGCTCCGGGTAAGTCAGACTGGCTACCATAATCTTTGCTCAATGAATGCGAGGCTAAAATCACGAATCGACCTTCAACGATGTCATCCATCGCCACAGCGCCGATCACAAAATCGCCATAATGATTGAGTTCCATAATATTTTTAAACCTCCAAATTACTTTTTAGCTTGCAGCTCTTTCAAAGCTTTGGCTAAATCTTTAGGATCAGATAAATCAAGTTCAGTTTCATTATCTGTGTTCTTTACGTCAGGAATTTTAGGCCCTTTAGTCTTATCAGACGATGTGGCAGTTTTACTGAACGCAGCAATTTCCTGAATCATAAAATCTAATTCCTCATCAGCTAATCCCAAAAGGGTTTCTTTCTTCTCAACGAAATAATTTTCATCTTTAGAAATTCCAGCCTCTTCAAAACGGGTTTTGATTGCAGCAAGCTTTTCTGCATCTGCTTTCTCTTTATCAATCCCGTCTTTAAAGGCTTTCAACTCTTCAGCTTCTGCCTGAGCAGTCTTCAAAGTCTCTTCTAAAGTTTCTTTATCTGCTTTGAGTCCAGCAATTTCCTGTTTCAACTGCTCGATCTCTTGTTTTAATAGTTCATTTTCTTCCAAAGTTACACTCTCCTTATCAGATTTATTTTGATCTTCAGCGGACATTGCAACAAAAGGAGTCCTACCCCTGTAGGCTGGAAGACCTACTATAGCCAAGCCGTCTAAAGATGTTCCCAATAATTCTTCGATACCATCCTCAGTTACTGAAGCTTCTGTATAGGAAACTTCCCAAGAAACATTGGGGGGATTTCCATTTGTGTACATTTCCTTCAACTTAGCAATATCTTCTGGTCTTTCTTTTTTCCATAGCGCAGCCAGGGCAATAATTCTGTTGGACTCCTTGGTTAGATTAGCAATTACACCAATAGGATTACCAAACGCCTCTTTATGCCCTGGAGAAATCTCCGCCTGAGCCATCTTGATAGGTGCGTTTATCCCTGTTTTAATCATATTATCAAATTCACTTTGAGGTATACGCATCTTATTAGCATTGGGTAAATCATCGGTGACTACTATTTTAGCCCACTGAAAAAACGGATTTAAACTGATAGCGGAAAACGCCTCCCCAAGTTCTGGGGAATC